TTGCAGGATAACACGGAAGCCCTGGGTGCTGTACTGGATAGTCGGTAAAGGGGAGCCTCGGATGACAGCGGGAAAGACCGCAGGGGTGGCACGGTTGCAATGGCTGGAAAGTTGGAATAAGCGAAAGCGAAGAGCGTAGGACAGCCACGGGGTTCGACTCCCCACACTCCACGACAATATAAACTCATAAGTTATGGCAAGAAATCTAATGATTCTGTCTTCCATTGCAGAGTGCATGAAGGCAATTGACTATCAAACAGAGGTTGGAGCGACAGAAACAACTGACGTAGGGCTTCGTGGCGAGGTTTGCACATGTGCAGAACAGCGACGTAACGCATGGCCGGGCTATCAGGGGCATCGATTAGTTCGCCTGTGCGATAATACACTGGTTTGCCGTGATTGTGGCAAGCTGTTTCACACGCAGCATCAAAAACTGACACCAAAGGACCGCATAGAGTTTGAAGCTCTTGATCCGAAACGTCCGTTTGCGCAACGATTTGAATTGTAAGTAACAGGGCCATAATATGTTTTATTTTGAATAACTCTGCAAAGGTAACAAATTTTAGTAACAATAAACAAGTGAGACATGAAAAGGTATATTCACATTAAAAAAGAAGACCGCGAGTTCATAATGGCCTCGTTGAAGGTGACAGAGCGTATGGTTTACTATGCCCTCCGATTTGAAGGTGAGCGTGGAAACTCTGACCTTGCCCGTAAAATACGCAAACTTGCCATGGAGCGCGGTGGTATCATCATGATTGTAATACCGGAGATTGAAACGCTTTACGATTCAGATGACTATATGCGCCAGTATCTTCCCAATGGCGTGCAGTTGGAGTTTCAGAAGAAAGGAGACGGAGGTTGTGATGTATTGCACAAAGGGACAGTTGTTCGCCACTATGACAATGTGATGGTGCGTGATATACCTGCTATCCAGAAGTTTGCAAGTGCATTAAGATAAGGGAGGCAGAATTATGGAGTACCACGATAACAGACTTTGCATCTCGATGCGGGAACTTGTGGACGGAGGCGTTATGACCGTTTCCAACTACAAGCAGCTCTCCGCACGCGGTCGCATAGATGTAGTGCGTCGTGGTGGAGGCTCTTCCAAGAACTACGCGCTTATTGCCGTATGCAGTCTGCCCGATGCTTATCAGGACAAGCTCAAGGAGCTATATCCGGACCCGTCGCTTGAGGTGCTGCTTGCCTGGCTTGATGCCAACTACGAGGTGGACCAGGCAGCTGTTGCATATTTCAACGACTGGCGCAACCAGTGCGGACACGACCATGCTACTGATGCTCATGTGAAGGAGTATGTGACCAACGCCAGCGTGCTGAATGCTTGTATCAAGTTGTACAACAACGCCAAGGCGATACAGAAGACGATGGGCCAGAAGTATGACTGGAGCATGATGTCGCAAGCTGTGGAGGGCTACCGTATGAAGACCGGGCACACATTGCCGGCAAGTATGCTGCGCTTCCGCAAGAAGGTGAACGAGTACCAACGAGACGGCTACCAGTGTCTCATCAGCCGAAAGTTCGGCAACCAGGCAAGTCGTAAGGTGGATTACCGAACGATGCGCTTGATATGGTCAATAGCGGTGCTGCCCAATAAACCGTTCAATACCAATGTATGGGAATTGTACAATTCGTTTGTGTGCGGTGAACTGGACGTGTATGATCCAGAGACCGGTGAGCTTTTCGACGCAAGCGAGTGGACCGACAAGAACGGTGACCCGAAGTCGCTGAGCGAAAGCACTATCACGAACTACCTGAATCGCCCGGATGCTCGTCTGTTTATATCTAAGCACCAAGATTCCTATACCACATTCATGCACGAGCAGATGCCACACGTTCACCGTCATGCACCCGAGTTCTCGTTCTCAAAGATTTCATTCGACGACCGCGACCTCCCACGCAAATTGAAGGATACCAAGGCAAGGCCGAAGGCATACTACGCCTACGATGTCACAAGCCAGTGCGTGGTGGGCTATGCCTACAACCGCAACAAGAACGTGGACTTGGTTGCCGACTGCTTCCGCTCGATGTTCCGACTGATAGAAAGCAAGGGCTGGGGTTGCCCGGCACAGGTTGAGGTGGAGAACCACTTGATGAGTCAGTGGAAAGAGAGTTTCCTGAAGGCAGGAGTATTGTTCCCATTTGTGCGTTTCTGTGCCCCAATGAACTCCCAAGAGAAATACGCTGAGCCGATGAACGGTGCCAAGAAACGCCGTGTGGAGCATAGAAACCACCTCGGCATCGGACGCTTCTATGCCAAAGACAGACACTACCGCACGGAGGCCAAGAAGGTGTTTGACGAGAAGAATGACACCTACGAGGACAAACAGTACTACACATGGGAAGAACTGATTGCAGACGACATCCGCGACATCAAGGAGTTCAACAATACCCTCCACCCGAACCAGAAGAAATACCCCGGCATGACACGCTGGCAAGTGCTTGAAGCCAATATGAACCCAACGCTTCAGCCAATGGACAAATCGGTGTGGGCACGCTTCATCGGTGAGCACACTGAGACCTCCATACGCAGAAATAGCTACTGCAGGGTGGCGTATAAGGACTGGTGGTTGAGCAAAACTGAGGTGATAGAAAGACTTGCACCGAACAACTACAAGGTGGATGCCTACTATCTGACCGATGAGGACGGCAACGCGACTGATGTTTATATCTTCCAGAACGACCGACTTATCGACAAGCTCGAGGACGTGGGCACGTTCAACACTGCCGATGCAGAGCAGACTGACAAGGACAAAGAGATATTCGTGAACCAGCAGAAGAAGATAGCTGCATTCAACGCATACGTGAAGAAGAACGCCATTGCAACTGTTGGCATATCCAAGTCGGAACTTTCGGAAGAGGCTGCACCACCGCCACCGCTTGAACTTCCACCAATGGAAAGCGAGCAGGAAATGGAAGTGACCTACCATATTTCTGACCCGTTGGCAGATTTATAGAATGATATTAGAATACAATTAAAATAACGTGAGACATGATAACGAATGAGAACAAGAAGCGGATATTGGAGGCTATAGCCACCAACCGCACGAACTATCCGAGCGATGCCAAGCACGCTGCTTCATTGGGCATCAGCACCTCGGTATATAGCGCCATCAAGAATGGTCAGACAGACAAGGCACTGAGCGAAGCCAACTGGATAACCATCGCCCGAAGACTGGGTGTGAACCTCAGAGGAGGCATTGAATGGAAGCCAGCACGCACCGCCACCTTCGAATATATCACCAAGCAGCTGGAGTTCAGCCAACAGAGCGGACTGAGTGCGATACTTTGTGATATACCCAACATCGGCAAGACATTCACGGCACGCTATTATGTGCAGTGCCACCGCAATGCCATCTATGTGGATTGCTCACAAGTGAAGACCAAACTGAAGCTGGTGCGCAAGATAGCCACTGAGTTTGGTGTTGGCAGCAATGGAAGATACAGCGACGTGTACGAGGATTTGGTTTATTATTTGCGCTCAATCGACACCCCACTCATCATTCTGGACGAGGCTGGCGATTTGCAGTATGAGGCATTCCTGGAACTCAAAGCCTTGTGGAACGCTACAGAAAGATGCTGCGCCTGGTATATGATGGGTGCGGACGGACTGAAAGCCAAAATCAATCGCTCCATTGAGTGCAAGAAAGTGGGCTATACCGAGATGCTCAGCCGATACGGTGACCGCTACTCGAAGGTAACGCCCGACGACTGCAAGGAGCGTGAGAAGTTCTTGAAAGACCAGGCGAGCGTGGTGGCAAAGGTGAACGCCCCAGAAGGTGCGGATATTGCTACCTTGGTGCGCAAGTCGGGTGGTGGACTGAGACGAGTTTATACGGAAATAGAAAAACTAAAAAGAGTGTAGGCATGATGACAAAGATAAAAGTGACTTTTTCCGATGGTAGCCGTCGGGTGCTCAAATCACCATGTGAGCTGGAGAATATAGACAAGAATCGTGAAGCAAAGTTCGTGATGGATAACCTGCAAGTATATCAGGGCTATTGTGATGGCGAGGTTGATGAAGACGGAGACTTCTGTATCATGCAGACCATTCACGGCATAGGACTTCCATTTAAGCGTCTTTTGGGCTGGTGCTATGTGACACCATGCAGAAACAAGAAAGGAGCGCAGTAGTGATATGGCAAAGCGAGCATACAGCCCCAAGGATGTGGCGAATATCAAGTGTAAGGCACTACCATTTGAAGGACAATGGAAAGACGTGTTCGGTCAGCCTGAAGAGGGCGACACATGGTTCATCAGTGGCCCCAGTGCCAGTGGCAAGAGTTCCTTCGTTATGCAGTTTGCCAAGATGCTCTGCGGTATAGGCAGCGTGTTGTATGTGTCCTTGGAAGAGGGCGTTGGTCTGTCGATGCAACGACGGCTTGCCCAATTCAAGATGAGTGACGTTCAAGGTTCGTTCCGCATCATTACCGATGGTGACATCAAGGCATTGGAAGAACGTCTGGCGAAGCCCAAGAGCGCCAAGTTCATCATTGTGGACAGTTACCAGTACGCATACGAAGCAGGGTGGGAATATTCACTGACCAAGGCGCTAATAGACCGCTTCAAGCGCAAGACATTCATTTTCGTCAGCCAAGAGGATAAAGGCAAACCCATCGGCAAACCTGCCATCAGACTGAAATATGCAGCCGGTGTGAAGGTGAGAACGCAAGGTTTTAGAGCATACTGCCAAGGACGCTATTCTGGCAACGTGAGCGAATATTACACCATCTGGGCGGAGAAAGCCGTGGAGGTTTATAATGACAAGTCTAACAACTAAACATAACTGAGATGAAGAAGAAAGTTTATATCAGCGGAGCGATAGCCCACTACGACCTTAAAGAGCGTATGGCAACCTTTGACCATGCGGCACGCTATCTCTCCATAAAAGGTTACGAGCCGGTGAACCCATTTGAAAATGGCGTTTCGCAGGATGCTCACTGGATGGAGCACATGAGAGTGGACATTGCCCTGCTTTTGAAGTGTGATTGCATCTATATGCTGCAAGGCTGGGAATTGAGCAAGGGAGCAAAACTGGAACTGGATGTTGCCAGTTCGTGTGGCATTAAAGTGATGTTTGAAGGTCATGAGAACAATGTTCGTGAATACACCTGCTGCCTTTGCGGTAAGCCCCCAATCGGCTATGGAAACAATCCTCATCCATTGAAAGATGAGGGGGAGTGTTGTCCTGAATGTAATTTGAAAGTGTTAAGTGAAAGAATAAGGTTGTCAAAATTGAAATAGATATGGCACAGGAAGTAACCAATTTCGCACGCTTCTATGGCATACTCAAAAAAAGCTACAAGTTTGCCACCAAGGAGCTGGGCGATGAGTTCAAGGAAGGAGTGGTGAGCCAATTCACTAATGGACGTACCACTTCGCTTAGGGAAATGACCCGTAAGGAGTACGATATGATGTGCGACAAGCTCGAAGGTGTTACAGCCAAATTGATACGCACCGCCAAGGACGAGCAGCGCAAGCATCGAAGCCAGTGCTTGAGGTTGATGCAGAAACTCGGCATCGACACAACAGACTGGACACGCATCAACGCATTTTGCCAGGATCAGCGTATTGCCGGCAAGGTGTTCTCCCAACTAAGCAATGAGGAATTGGAGCAGCTATCGGTGAAGCTCCGCTCCATCCAGCGCAAGGGAGGTCTGAAACCCAAGAAAGAACCTACACCTCAGGCACAGCCACAAGTGGAATACATGATGGTACCAATCGGAAATGGAGGTGAGGCATGAATGAGAAAGTGAAGCGTGTGATGGAATACATTCATGGCATCGCATACAGAGAACTCCAAGGTGACCAGTATATCGAATTTCTTGAGTGTATTGAATACGAGATAGACAAGGAACTGGATGAAGGCGACTGGCCGGAACCCGAAGAAGACGAGTGATAAGCAATCAAAATAATAATCAACAAAAAGTTTACTACAATGGCAAAAAGAGAAAAGAAAGTAATCATTACCGGCGTTACAAGAGAATCAGCCGATGAAGCGTTTGGAGCCTATGCAAAGGCAGACGCACAGAGTGCAAAAATCACGGCAGACATTGAATTGCAGTGTGCCAAAATCCGCGAGAAGTATGCCAACAAGCTGGCAGAACTGGAAGATGAGAAGGAGAAAGCCTTCGCTACACTCCAGGCTTATGCTACCGAGAACCAGGCAGAGTTGTTCACCAAGAAAAAGAGCCTTGAAATGGCGCATGGCGTTATCGGCTTCCGCACGGGCACACCGAAGCTGAAGACCCTCAAAGGCTTCACATGGGCAAGTGCCTTGCAGCTGGTGAAGGAGTTCCTGCCAGGCTATCTGCGACAGACCGAGGAGATAGCCAAGGACAAACTCCTTGCAGACCGCGACGTGGAGGATATGGTTCCTCAGATGAACAAATGCGGTATCCAAGTGGTGCAGGACGAGACATTCTACGTTGAACCCAAGAAAGAGGATGCCGTATGATACTGGAAGTGGAGAAGAAACCGAAAGTGGCCTTGTGCCGTAAGTGTTACGGCACAGGTCGTCTCCACGACAAGGAGACCGGCAAAGAATGCACATGTGACCAATGTGAGGGAACGGGCAGAGTAACCGTCAGCGCAAAGATGAGCTATGACATCCGTCCCTATAAACCAAGAGACAGACACTAAAACATTTTATGAGCAAGAGGCGAGGAGCAAGCTATCAGAAACGTGTCACCGACATAAATAGGATATACGACCAACATGCCAAAAGCGGAATCAGCAACCGCGAGATATGGCGAAGGTACGTGTATCCTGTTTATGGTATATGTGAGCGTACCTTCTACAACCTCCTTAATGCCTCTTGTGACCCTAAGAACGAAGTGCCACAAGAGGCACAGACGTTTCTAAAATTCGACTTTGACGATGAACCAGGACATACAGAAAATTATCCGCAATATCCTAAACGACATTAGGGTGGAGATGGGCGACGAGTTCGACAGGAACTTCGAGCGTCAGGCTTTCTTCAGTGAGGCATGGCAGCGCAGGAAAAGCCCCACACGGCCGGGCGGTTCCATACTGATAGACACCGGCACCCTCCGCCAGAGCATATCAAGCCGAACCACAGAGAACAGCATCACGTTCTTCACCACGTTGCCGTATGCAGCTATACATAACGACGGAGGCGAGATAAAGGTGACTAAGAAGATGAAGCGCTTCTTCTGGGCAAAGTATTACGAGACCTCAGGAGCGTTCGGCCGCAAGAAGAACGGCGAGCGGCGAAACGACAAACGAACCGTCCAGCTGAGCACCGAGGCCGAGTTCTGGAAGTACATGGCGCTGATGAAAGAGGGCAAGAGCATCAAGATACCGCGCAGGCGTTTCCTGGGTGTGTCGCCCGAAGTGGAAAAGGCAGTCCGCGACATCGTGGAGGAGAACATCACCGAATACTTTAATGTGGAATTTGAAATCAAGCGAAAATGAGAAAAGAACTTTATAACCTCCTTTGCAGGGAACTTGGAGCTATAGCGGAGATAAAGCACATCGACCTGTGGAACCGCAACGTGGAGTTCATCGAGCAGGAGGAAGGGTGGGAGAGACCGGCCGTGTTCGTGGAGTTCGGCCCGATACAGTGGAAACCGATAGTGAACGGAGTGGAATACCGTGCCGAGCCACAGATAACCCTCCACATCGTCACCGACTGGGCAGGCGCTGCCAGTGAGGGCAGTCCGTTCAAGGAAGATGCGCTGGAGGTGTTCGACCTGCCCGACAGAATCCACAGGAGGCTTGCCAACCTGGAGGGCGAAACCTTCGGAGAGCTTGACCTTGCGCAGAGCATCACCAACCATGACCACGAGGACATCGTGGAGACCATAGAGGTATATCAGTATGTCGCCATAAAACGGCTCTGATTTGCCCCGTATCAAACAGAAAGAGCGTTCCCGGCTGATTGCTTGGAACGCTCTTATTATGTTGTCAGAATTGAATTATAACATCGTCAGGCGGCATCGGTGAACAGCATCATGTCCGTGTAGTGCGAGCTGTAGTTCACGGTGGCGTTGAACTCCACTTTGTGACAGTTTCTGAATGGGTTGCCCACGGTCGGATTCCTGCCCATCCACTCGCAAAGCTCGATGATGGACGACTTGTTGGAAGTGAAGTAAACGAAACGATGACCGGCAAGAATGGTCAGCACATCAAGGTAATCTGACAGCCTCCAGTACATATTATATGTACCCACATCGGTGGAGAGATACGGCGGATCGACAAGGAACACCACATTCGGCACGTCCTTGTATCGGGCGAATACCTCCTTGTAGTCGCACGACACCACCGTGATGCCCTCCAAGTAGTCATTGCAGAGAGGATAGTCCGTCTTGCGCAGGTTGTTGTAGAGAGCCTCCTTGCGCATCTCCGCGATGCTCAGTTTGTATTTCATGGAGAACATCAGTCCTGACGTGATGGTGATGAAGTCTATGTAACCCACCTCGCGCTTCTCCTGCTCCAGACGCTCGAAGATGCGCTCACGCAACTCGCCTCGGATGCAGGTGTGCTTGGGAATGCCCTCCACCATTTTGCGGAGGTCAGCTAAAAGATGGTTGGTCTGGGGAATATGCTGCAGGCGGTTGCGGTAACCGTCGAAATCGTTGTATATGACCGTGGCACCAGGCTTCTGGCACTTGGCAATGTGCGACAGCAACCCCGAACCGCCGAAGAGGTCGACAAACACCGTGTCCTCTGGGTATTGCTTCAAGACTTTGATGAACTCACGCGCGAACATGCGCTTCTGTCCCACGAACGGAAGCGGTGCTGAAAGATACTGTTTTCTCATGGCTATACGTTCAACTCAAATTTCACGTTCTCGTTTCCTTCGAGCAGCAGCCGGGTGTTAGCGATGTTGTTCTCATAGATATGCACGTTGGCAAGGTTCAGCGTGATGGATTTCAATGGGAGGTCAATCTGCCGGGCCATGAGGTAGAGGTGGTAGATGTCGGCCGGCAAGCCGAGGTTCGCGTCCGAGCTGCGCTGGTAAGCCGACACCACTAATTCGTCGTTCTCAATCTGGAACTGAACGAGTGACAGACACGGTGCCTGGTTTGTCTCCGCATCGGTGGAGCCGAGGAACAGCACATAGTTCTTGCTGTTGCGCTTCTCTCGGTTGATTTTGGCGATGAGTGGCGGCAACTTCTCAAAGTAGGTAGGGTAGGAGTTTACGAGAATGGCACCGCAGTAGTCCCACCAGTTGATGCCCACCTCGCGATACTTCTCCACATTGCGTTCACCCTGCATGAAGAGCTGCAGCTCGTTCTTTAACTTCTTTCGTGCGATGCCGTGCCCCTCGAATATGTCGAGCAGGTCAGCAGGGGAGAGCACCAACTGCTCGTTGAGCAGGTAACGTATGCTTCCCTTCTTGTTAGTCTGGTACTTGCCCTGAGTAAGTACCTTCTGTAAAATTTGATGGTATTTGTTCATAACCGTTTTGAATTTGAAAACGGTGCAAAGGTAGCAACGCGTGTCCCCTCGACAATGACTATACGCAAACGTTACACTGCAAGCAGATTGCAGTCAGTTTTGAAACGCCGTATAAGGTCATACACCTTGCGCTCGCTCACGGCATACTCCGAGGCAAGCCGAGCCACGATGTACGACACTTTTTCGCCCTGTGCCGACATCGAGCGGTATTCGTTGAAAAGGTCGATATATTGCACATCGTCAAGCCTTATACCAGCCTTTTGGAAGAAAATCAGTAGTTCCCTGTTCAAATTAAGTATCTCTATTACTTTCATTTTCAGAAATTTTTAGTACTTTTGCATCGTCTCACTTATTCAGCGCAATCGCGCACAACAAAAATAAACCTCTTACTGGCGAACGAGGGTATATGCCCCCGGTCGTGCCGGTAAGAGGTATCGTTGTGTTAATGAGTAAGTGAGACGACTAATTAACAGGCCGGGGGCTTTTTTATTTCCCTCCCCCGAAGGGATTGTTCTTAGTCTCGGTATAACTCCAAATTGAAATTATCCTTGCTCTTCCATCCGTCAGCCAGTGTGTCCTGGATATGCTGCATGGCTTTGGTATAGAAGTCCGTCAGTTCTTCGATGGTGCTGAACGTGTGATAGCATGGCTCATTGTCCGTTCCGAACTTGAACGTGACTGGCAATGTCTTGCCGTCAGACTGCACAGCCAAGTCGTATGCCACCTTGTAGTTGAACTGGTTCTCGTTTGAGAGCCACACGCTCATGTCGTTCCACACGAAGCCAGAAAGTATGGTCTCGTTCGTGCGGTCGTTGAACCATTCCGACACCATGGTCTTGATGGTATCCTCAGATGGTTTTCCGTTGAACTCAGCCTCCATATAGTCGGCAGATCCATCCTCGTTGTTATGCACGTCCCAGCGGACGCGCCATTTTCCTTTGACTGGGTTGGTGCATTCAAGCAGCTTTACCCCTTGTGCTCCGTTTACTCTGTTCATCATGTGAAAATGTACTTTGTTCTACCTTTGCCGAAGGTTTCCGCCTTGATGGTGGTCTCGAATGGGAAACCGTCTGGCATTTCACTCACTTGCTGGAGAATGTTTTTCATCTCCTCGCTGTTGGTGAAGAACTTCTTTGGCTCGCCGTTCTGCTCGATGGACACGACACAGCGGTCTTCGCCCTGGCTGGTTTTGACTCCGATCTCGAAGTCTTTTACCACGATGGGCAGGTTCACCAACTCGCGGATGCTTACCACCGCACCCGCAAATCGCTTCTTGCCGTCTTCTGGCTTGTAAGCGACATTCAAATCCTTAAATGATTTCATTTTTTTGCCTGTTAATTTATAAAACAAATTTCGGCAGCAAGCGTGCTTGGCCATTCCGTAGAATGACGCAATCAGTTCTCGCCGTCTCTTTCTTGACTTGACTTTGTGTAGTTTCCTTGCATACTTCTTCTTGACACGCTTGCGCAGTAGAGAGTATGATCCGTTGAATGTCACATACCCCAGGAAGTCTATTCCTTGCGCTGATGGGAAGACCCTTTCGTTCTTCTTGATTTCGAGGTCTATTTTTTCGACTTGCTCATGTACAATACCGTGTGCCAGCCAATTCTCTTGCTTGTTGCCACAGAGCACTCTACCGTCATCACAATAACGGTAGAAATGGCGGATGCCGTATTTGTCCTTCAGATAATGGTCAAGGTACTCGGACAACAATAGGTTGCCAGAAGCCTGTGAGCTTCGCAACCCGAAGCTGATGCCCTCCGGAAGGAGATGAAGAAAATGATCCAGGAGCGACAGCAGGGTCTTGTCTTTGAATACTCTGCGGTAGCACCACATGACAAACTCAGGCTTAGTATTGTCATAGAAATGCTTGATGTCGAACTCGTAGCAGTAGCGTGTGCCCTCTGGGTCACGTTCCATGTCCAATTGCATGCACTTGCGGAGATCATGTGTGCCACGCTTCTTGATACTTGCTCCAGTCGTCCTGATAAAACGCTTATGCAGATGTTGGTCCACCACGTTCATCACGGCATACACTGCGATGCGGTCGTACATGGATATAATCTGCAGGTGTCTTACTTTGCCATTCTCACAGATGATGCGTTCATGATAATTGCCGAGTCGAAAGGAACCGTCGGCAAGTTTTGCAGTCAGTTCTGCAATCACCTCCTCGCGGTGTGCGAGCAGGTATCGTCCCTGACGGCATTTCTTGCGCTTCTTCCCACGCAGTACACGGTCAAACGCCTCCGACATATTGCCGTAGGACGTTATCTCTTGCATGATATAGCCTTCTCTGTGCATGGTCTTCTTTTTGTGATGGAAGATATGGGCCTTCCTTTCCCCGGGCCAAACTTCTTCGAATCGTTACCGACCTACCAAACTCTATTGCCCGACACTTGATGTTCCAGCTTTCCACCTTTATATTGGTGCTTTTGCTGTGGCTCGTTTCCCTCGGCTCCACATTAGGGACACGTCCCCATCGTTGTCCGCCGATTAGTTAGATTTCCAGGCGCGAGCCGACATTCGCATTCGCATTCGAGGCATCGTTATTCGCATTCGCATTCGAGACACCGCCATTCGCGTTCGCATTGTTGTACCCGCGATAGACCACACGGCCTATGGGAAACTCTACCAGTTTGCAAAGTTACTCATTCTCTGTGCAAAAGATGAATGAATATTACACAATGAGCCAAAATAACATTGCGATGAAGCCTCCGAGCACTGTGCAAGCCCAGTCAATCCAGTCCCAAGGACAGCCGTGAAGTTTGTCTTTGAGTTCGAGACATGAGGCTGCGATGATGGCAGAATAGATGGCCGCCCATGGCGACAATGCGCACAGACCAACCAATAAACCGCCGATAAGATGCTTGTAGCGGTTGCTTTTCTTTAGAAATGAGAAAATTTTGTTCATAACTTGATGTGTTTTGAAAAATTGTTATTACCTTTGCACCAAAGCATTGAGGGAATGGCCGAACTGCGTAACAAGCTAAGAGGTCGCCTGAGATGCTTTTATTCGTTTATATTGTTGATGGAATAGCAAATGTATTTCACAATAATACGCCCATCGTTTCTTCTGTGCGTTTCTCGCCCGATATTCAACCTTACGCTTTGTCCATCTGCAGTCGTAGCCTTGAAATAGTAGAAGTAATCAAATGGATTGTTGTGTGTCGGGTCGTGTGCTGCTTCATCCAAATATATGGCATTATCAAGCATGATGTCCATGTCTTTTAATTCATCGGCACTCACACGGCGAGTTCTGGCCATTGTATCAGAATACAAATGCTTGTTTCCTTTCTTGTCAAATCCGACTTTTATATTGTTTCCATTCGGTAATTGCTTCTGGACTTTTTTATCAAGCAGTGGAGCCATTTCTTTATCTATATAATGTTTACGTAAGATTGCAGCTTGTGTCTTTTCACGATTGCCAACGCATTCATGAAGAAAACGACAAGCGGCACATAACTCATTGTCCGGCACGAAAGTCAGTTTCAGCTTCCCCTTAGCGACATCGCAGTCACGACATCGGCGAATAGTGTAGGGGTTGTAGTCGGGTACGGTCTTGTCTTCCTTTCCTGGATTGAAATGGAAGATACCCTTTGTGTCACGTTGAAGAGCTTCTTCGCCCAATGCCATAGCCTCATTGTGGGGTGTGACAGGATATTTCGACCTGCGAACCTGTACTACGGTACAGCGGCAGTTCCAGCCGTTGGGCGGATAGTACTCCTCCCAGAACGCGTCAGAGGGTGGAAGCGTCACTCCGTTAAGCGCAGCGTGTTCCGGACGCACCTTGCCATCGCCAGCCGTGCGGTACTGAAGGTTGTATCGGTCGCCGTCCTCCGAGAACCGCTCCCATTTGGCAGCCATCTCCGCAGACGACTGCACGAAGTTGTACTCCGCACGGAGGTAGTTGGAGTTGTAGGTCTTGTCTATCTTTCTAACATCATTCAAAAAGGCTTCGAATGTCTTTCTATTGCCGTTAGAATCCAGCAGGGACGGGAACGCCTCGTTCAACTCATGAAAGGTTTTCATGCCCGAGAAGATGTAGTCCGACCGCTGGAGCCGTTTGCGCATGGCGTCGGACATCTCCACCTTTTTGAAAGTGGAGTCCAGCACCCCGGCATGGGCATTGATGAACTTCTGGATTTTCGGCTCTGCCAGCACCTCGATGCGGAATTGCGAACCCTCCAACGAGTAGAGCGTGTGCATCATGCCGTCGAACAGTTCGGAGAGCTGCTTGCGTATCTCCTCCTCACGCTCCTTTGACAGCGACAAAGTCTGTGGCTCATCGCCTAACAGCCGGGCATAGCGTTGGTGCAGCCCCAGGTAATCACTGGGGCTTAATCGAAAAAACTGCTGTGTACGTTTTGCTGCTGTTTCTTCTTGTCGTCAGGCTCGTTGTTACCCTCATCATCATCGTCCCCACCACCGGGTAGCATAGGTGTGGCATTGCGCCGTTCCCCCACAGGCATGCTGTACTTCTCCGCAAAGTATGTCGGGTCCACCTCGTAGCGGTCGGCAATCATCGTTTCGTATGCCACCTGCTGCTCCGGGGTGTAATCGACGGCATCGTCCCACTCAAAGCGCAGTCCCTTGATCGGGAAGCCGTGCTTCACCATGCGTGGGATAAGCTGGTTGTTCACGATGTCGCGCAGCATGGTGCAGTCGCTTTCAACCAGGTTCTCGAACACCTCAAGGTGTGTTTCTGATTGTGAGAGGCTGCTGCCGTCCTCAATGGTCATTGTCTGCCCAATGATGAGCTTTGACAGTTCCGAGTTGGCGCGATCGATGCGTTTGTCATAGACATTGAAGGCATCGCCCTTGCCACTCTCCACAAATTCAATCTCCGTGTCCTGCCCTGCCACCATGTATTGGCTTGCTCCGACACCCTTGAGCATCTGTTCAAGTCGTCCCATCTCCTTGGGGTCGCGTGAGGTGGTGCGTGCAATACGCATCGGCATACCGAAAATCTCGCCGAAGGAATCCCAAAATGCCAACATGTTTTTCTTCGGAATGGTCTGCGTGGCAGCCTTCAGATACAGGCCGAGGTCGTCAGGTCGTCCGGCTTCAATGAGCCAGTCAGAGAATGGGGCTGAGCGGTAGTCGATGCCCGTAGTCCAGTCCTGCCCGAGCTGTTGAATCACACGGCCGTATTCCGGAATGACATGCTTCCGTGGAATGAGCTTCACATCCGTATAGCAAGGACATCCGTCGCCATCGGTGGTGAGGTCGCCAAGTTCGATGAGCGAGTGTCCCCAGAGATTGGCGGCAAGCGCGTATTCGAGCATTTGCTTGAACCAAGCCTGGTCGAAATAGTGGTGTGCCTCCTCGTTCTCATTACCCTTTGCATCGACAAGTTTGAAGGACTTCGCCATGACGAATCCTACACGCTGGCGAACACAGCCCGATAGGTGAAGGTCAATATCCACATCGCGGTATATGTCGTAGAGGCGTTGGCGGTTCGGGCTGTCCACATTTATAGCCATCTGCCAGGCATTGCGCCAGTCGGCAATGTCCTTGCGTGTAAGCGCATCGGTGGTGCGTTGCAGTTCGATGACCATCTTCTTCATGCGCTTGCGGTCAGACGACTTCGCAAGGTTGAAGTCTCCATTTGGCGTGTGCAGTATATTTTGACTGCCACCTCCGAACATACCGCTGAAAAAGTTCTTTATATCCATAGCGTTACCAGTTATGTCGTAATTGTTTCTGTGAACCGAATATGAGCAGGTCGCCAGTCGGTGTGCCGTCCTCGTCGGTGGCGAGCGGCAGGTCGGGGATGATTTTCCCGGCTTGCACGCCTTCCAGCCACTTTATGGCACGCTCGTAGCGCTCCTTGCGTATTTCGCTGCCCATCTTTTGTGGCATAGCGGCAATCATGTGATAGAGCGCAATGTCGGCGGCATACATTACCACCAGACGGTTGCGGTTTTCGCCTTCAGCTGAGAACACCGCTTCCGTGTCGTATTTTGGTCTGAGGTAGCCGGCAATCTCCTCGCAAGCCTCCAGTTCCGCATTGTCGCGTATCTCCTGCGATGCCTGCGACACGACCTTCAGCGCATTTTCGCCTATGACCACTCTGTAATCTTCTTCCGTGATAAACATGACGCGCCCCCTTTCTAATGCGTTACATAAATGGCACGACGCTCAATGTCAGCCACCTTCACACCCTTGCGGAAGCGACGCTTTGCCACCAATTCACGGATGGTGCGTTTCGGCACGATCTTCAGCGAGCCATTCATGTAAATCACGTAATATTTCATGCCAAGCAACTTTGAGAGCTTGTTGGCTTTCTTGATGGCACGCTTGCACTGCCATCCCCAGATAATGTCCTTTATTACTTGTATCATTGTTACCAAATGTTTTTGGCGGTCGGTCTTTTGCCGAACACCGGTTTGAAACTTTCCTGTCTTGTGTTGCGCTGTAGAATCCATATCGCCCCCTCGTCGGCATCGGGCGCATCATCATGCACACGGCTGCCACGCTCCAGTGCCAGCGTCTGCTCAATGCCCACCTGCATGTCGGGGTCGTCCTTCTTGCGTTCGTTGTAGAATACAAAGCCACGCTCCCAAAGCGGACTGACCGCCTCGATGCGCTGGATTTTGTCGGGCTTCTTGCGCTTGTCTGGCATGATGGGCAACTGGTAGCCACGCAGGTTGCCCTCCACGGCGAACTCGTCCAGAATCACATCCTGCATGAAGTTCGCTTCCATGAAGAACTGCACGGCCACCGTGTCGCGTGTGCGCTCGTAGAGGTCGTAAAGCCACCGCACCATCTCGCTGACCGTAGCCTGGCGCACGAAACTGTCTATGAGATGCAGTTCCGAGCCAATCTTTCCCCAGACGCGGCTCGCCTTGTAGTCGTTGGAGGTTGTCGATTTGAACGACGGGTCGGTATAGCACACAATCATGTCGTACTTTTCGAGCTTTGGCAAACGCTTGTATCGAATCCAATCCGCACGGAAGATAGTACCGTCCACGATAGGGTTGTGCATCATCTCCTTCTCCCAGGCGCGATAGCCCACGAAGTCGCGGTAAGCCTGCGCCTCCGCTTTCGTCCATTTCTCCTTCCACACCGGCTCACCGTTACGGTCCACCGCCTGTATCTTGGAGAGGAACACGCCCTTTGTACGCGAGATGTTGTAGAGCACCGAGTTTTTGCTGATAAGGTTGCCCACCATGATGAAACGACCACGACCCACGTCAAGCGCACCGAAGAGCGCCTCCTTCACCCAGTCCGTAAGGTCATGCACCAACTTCTCGTTGCGGCACAGCTGATCGTCGTCCAAGTCATCGATGACGATGTAGTCCGGACGAGCCTCACGGTCGCGCAGACCACGGGGCGACTGACCGCGACCGCAGGCAAGGAACTTCACACCACTCTTGGTCTTGAACTCGCCCTCCTGCCAGCCACCGTCATTCTTCTGTTGCCCGAAGTCAGCGATGAGCCGTTGGTTGTATTCCAGCTCTGCCTGGATGTCGCCGAGCAGTCGGTCGGCATTGTCCTCCGACTTTCCCACAACCACCATAAAGTTGATAAGCCGCTTCGGTTGGAACATCAACCAGAGCGGCGTGAATACATCAAGGTGGGTCGATTTGGCGTGACCGCGTGGCCACATGAATACAGCCTTCAAGTCGGGCGTGTTTCGGACCTTGCGTGCAGCTTCGTTGTGGAACGGAGCGTTGTGAATGGTGCGTATGACCTCACCGGTCGTCTTGTCACGCAATTGCAGGAAGTGTGGAAAGTAATACTCGCAGAACGCTGCGTAGTTGTTGAGCAGGCGTTTGATACGCATGTCCCTTTCTACTGGCGTTTCGCTTTTCAGGAGTGACGTGTCCGTAATGGCTTGCACTTGCCGGCATCGCTCTTTCCACTCCTCGTATGCCTTTTTCTTTTCCGCTGCTGTTGCCATAGGCTGCCTCCACTATTTTATGCCCATCTGTTCTGTGATGTACATGTCCTGGTACTTGTTGATTACACGCATCAGTTCGGGAGTCACCTCTGGGTCTGTCTGCGAGCGGTACTCCAGCCACTTGGAGAACGCCATGAACACCTCGATGGCATCCACCACATTAGCCTTCTTGTCGAGCTTCTCAATGACCGACGAGAGTTTAGCCAGCTTGTCGCCAAGTCCTGCAATGAGTGCAGGGTCGTCAGAACCATTCACTTGTGTAATGAGTGTGTCGATGGTGAGCAACAGTTTGTTCACCAGTTCAGGGCGTGTGATGTTCTTGGCGGCACGAGCCTCTTTCCACCCCTCGGCTGAGCACCATTTGGATATGGTGACGCGCGACACGTCCACCTTCTCCGCAATCTCCTGCTGCTCCATGCCCGAAAGATAGAGCGTGCGTGCCAGCGATTTCTTTTTTTCAATATCTGCCTTTGTCATGTTGATAAGGTTTTTGTTCACATCAGGGCATACCACGCCCCGATTCCTTCTGCAAAAGTGCCACGATTTCGGTGGCTCTCCAAAAAAGTGTGCAATGGTTTCATAGAAGTGTGCAACCATTGCACACTTTTTTGGCGGACAGACAATTACCTCGTAATATTGCACTGCGAATCGGGCAATGCAGCCCAGAAAACGACAATGATATGAGTAAAGGAAAACGCGTAAGAATAACCAACGATAGCCTGAACAGCTACGGCACAAGAGTGCTGACAGCTGGCATGAACGTGGAGCAGTATCAGCGCAACCCCGTCCTGCTGTATATGCACGAGCGTGGTAATGTGATAGGCTATGTGAAAGACCTGAAGGTGGAGGATGGTGAAGTGACCGGCGAATTGATGTTTGACGAAGCATCCGAACTATCCACACGCTGTAAGAAGCAGTATGAGTTCGGCAGTCTGAAGATGGTGAGCGCAGGGCTTGACATTCTGGAGACAAGTGAGGACCCCGAACTGCTTGTGCAGGGGCAGACCAGTCCTACCGTCACCAAGAGCAAACTGTTTGAGGTTAGCTTGGTGGACATTGGAGCCAATGATGATGCCATCGTGCTGCAGAAGGACGGCAAGAAGATTACTCTCGGCAAGGACAGCGAGTGTCCCTTGCCAATGTTGAACAATAATAATCAAAAACAAATGGAACAGAAACAGTATGCCCTGCAGTTGGGCTTGCCGGAAACGGCGACTGATGCGGAGATCACCGCCAAGCTCAACGAGCTGAATGCCGCTAAGCAAGAGAACGAGAGACTCCAGAAGGAGAAGGAGACCCTCACGCTTGCCAGTATCACTGCCGTCGTGGAGAAAGCAGTCGGCGAGAAGCGTATCGCCACAGACAAGAAGGACGAGTTCATCAACCTCGGCAAGGAAATTGGCCAGGAGAAGTTGGAGCGCATCATCTCTGCCATGTCGCCACAGATGAAGCTCAGTGCCGTTATCGGACATCAGGGCGGAGCGGCAACACAGCAGCCGGCTGCCTACAAGAAACTGAGCGATGTGCCGTCAAGCGAACTCTTGACCCTCCGCAAGGAGCAGCCCGAAGAGTACAAGCGACTCTACAAGGAAGAGTACGGCATGGAGTGTGAACTTTAGTACAAACCAATAAAACAAGAAAAAGCAATGAAAGCAAAAGTATTTTTGACCATGATTACGGCAGTGCTGTTCAATGCGATGACAGGAGCCGTATTCGGTATGGCATTGGGCGTGTCGCCCGTGGCAGGTGCAGTAGGTGCCAATGCCATCGCATTAGCCGTGAGCGGTGCAATGCCAGTGGGCGTGGCACGCGAGGGCGTGCTTAAGGAGATTTGGACTGGAGAGTTGGTTAAGTACTTGCGTGAGTTTCTCGCAGGAACTTGGCTTGATGGAATCCCCGACAGTTCAAGCATCGTTGACAATGATGTGATTCACTTGGTGGAGGTTGGCGTTGACCCTGACGTGCTTGTCAACAACACCACCTACCCAATCCCCTTGCAGGCACTTGATGACAAGGACATCGCCATTAAGCTTGACAAGTTCCAGACCAAGGTGACCCCTATCACCGATGATGAGTTGTACGCCATCAGCTACGACAAGATTGCCCGAGTGAAGGAGAGTCATTCAAACGCCATCAACGATGGCAAGTTCGCCAAGGCAGCACATGCGCTCTGCGCCCAGAAGAATACAGCCAAGACCCCAGTGCTGACCACCACCGGCGAACGTGATGCTGCTACTGGTCGTCTCAAAATGACCGTCAAGGACCTGCTTGCGATGAAGGCAGCCCTCGACAAGTTGGGCGTTCCGACCACCAACCGTCGCCTCGTATTGTGTACCGACCATGTGAACGACCTCTTGGAGACCGATCAGCGTTTTAAGGAGCAGTACAACATCGACCGCAACACCGGCAAGGTGGGTAAGCTCTACGGCTTTGACATTTATGAATTTGCCAATACCCCTTATTACACATCCAATGGAGTGAAGAAGGCAGTCGGCGACAAGGGAGATACCGCAGGTGATTTCCACTGCTCATTTGCATTCTATACACAGCGTGTGTTCAAGGCTACTGGCTCCACCAAGATGTACTGGAGCCCTGCCGAGAACGACCCTGAGTACCAGCGCAACAAGGTGAACTTCCGCCACTACTTCATCTGCATGTTCAAGAAGGCAGACGCAGGTGTCGTAATGACCAGCGGATATAAAGCTGAAGCGTAATGGCGAGAATGAAGTATTTGGTCCTGCACTGCACAGCCACGCCGGAAGGCCGTGAGGTAACCTCCAAGGAGATACGCCACTGGCACACCGACCCGGTAAGCAAGGGTGGGCGTGGCTGGAAGCAGGTAGGCTATACCGACCTGATACACTTGGACGGCAAGGTGGAGCGCCTTGTCGATAACAACGAGGACGCGGAGGTGGATCCGTGGGAAGTTACCAACGGCGCGAAAGGCTACAACTCGGTGAGCCGACACATCGTGTATGCCGGAGGCTTGGCCAAGGACGGCAAGACCGCCAAGGACACGCGCACGGCAGCGCAACTGAAGGCGATGACCGACTACGTGCGCAACTTCCACGAGCGTTTTCCGCAAATCAAGATTGTGGGACACCGCGACCTTCCGGGCGTGAACAAAGCCTGTCCGAGTTTCGATGTGGCGGGGTGGCTCAAGTCAATAGGCATTTACCAACAGTAAAAATATGGATGGCATGAATATCAGCGAAGTCCTGAACGTCCTCCTCGGCGGAGGTCTGGTGGCTACCATTGTGGCGATATGTACGCTGCGGGCTACCATAAGGAAAGCGAAAGCGGAATCGATGAAGGCGGAAGCCGATGCCGAGACGGTGCGTATGGACAACGCCGAGCATGCCACCCGTATCTTGGTAGAGAACATAGTGAAACCATTGAAGGAAGAGCTCAATGAAACAAGAAGATACCTCGAAGCGTCAAAGCGCGAGATGGCGCGTCTGCGCAAGGCTATCGACACTGCTAACAGTTGCAAGCATCATGATGACTGTCCTGTTCTTGTCGGGCTGCGCGACAAGCCGAAAAGCGAGCGTGGCAACGGAGGAAAGCGTGAAACAAGTATCCGCGGACACCCTCCAGAGCGAGGTTCGTCAAACATGGACGGAGATAGTACCGCAGGAGGAAGCCAAGCTGGAGATACCTCTGGCGGAACTGACTAACCTGCCCGAAAAGGCAGAGTACCGAGCCAAGAACGGACGAGCCAGCGCAACCGTGCAGAACAAAGGTGGCATCATCGTTGTGTATGCCACTTGCGACAGTCTGCAACGCCAGTGCGAGTACTATGAACGCCAGATGGCGAGCTACAAGAAAGCATTGGAGCAGCAGAAGAATGAAGCCAAAACGGAAAAAGAACGCAGTTCAAATCCGTGGAAGACGCTTCTCATCGCCTTTATCGTCGGAGTGGCGACCGGCATAGTATTAACCATCACAACAAAAAGAATATGGCAGAAAGTAAGAAATTCATGTACGGCATAGGTGTCGTAAAGTTTGGAAACAAGACAGTCGGCTATATAGAGAAAGGCAGTTGGGACTGGGGCGGAGCCAAGCCCGAGAAAGTGGATGTGGAAGCCGAGCAGGTGCCCGGAGCCCCCGTGCTGACCCTCGTCACGAAGAACGGTACGATAGCCCCCACGTTCAACCTCATACAGCTGGACTACGAGAACCTCCAGCTCGCCCTTGGCGGTACGCTTGTCGGCACGCAAGGAGCCTATACCGGTTGGAAAGCCCCGACCGACCTTGTGGAACTCCGAGACAAGTGTGAGATTCAGCTGAAGAGCGGGCAGACAGTGACGATACCGAGTGCCACCCTTATGGCCAACCTCGGAGGCAAGCTCACCCTGACCGAGGTCTCCAAGATAGAGTGCCAGTTGACGGTGAACGCGCCTGATGACGGCAGTGCTCCCTATGATGTGGCCGATACCAAACCAGGGGAGTAGCGCATGAACCGAGCAATCGAAAAAGAAGCGGCGGAGGCACTCCTTGACAGGGGTGTCTCCGTGCCGTTTAAGGACATACGTCTGCCGTTCCGCAAGAAACCGCTGAAGGTGCGCATCACCATGAAGCGCCCCACATTGGCAGGACAGATAGAAATCGGGCGGCAGTATCTGGAGATGGACACAACGGCAGAGGAGGTGCGGACACTGCCCAAGCTGGAGCAGATGCGCTTTATGGCCAGACACGGCAAGCGCCTGTCGCGCATCATCGCCTACACCGTGTGCAGGGGGTATATATCCCGCCATCTGTTTGTGGGGCTGACCGCATGGCTCGTGCGCAACTTCGTGGCGTACCAGTATCAGGTGGCCGCCACCGAGCAGTTCGAGCGGCTGATGGGCACAGGCCCTTTTATGAGTATTATCAGATCCGCGGAACGGACGAATCCGATGAAGTTGAGACTGAGCCAAAAAAAGAAGGGGAGTTAAGGACCGAGTATGAAGGTTCCCATAGCCCTTTCGGATTCGTGTGGCAGATAGCCAGCGCGACAGGTTGGAGCGTGGACTACATACTCCACGGCGTGAACTACCAGACCCTCATCATGATGCTGTGCGACGCCCCACGTTACATCAAGAAGAAAGCCGGCAGACCCGACAGCGGCAAGACCGCCGAGGAGGAAGCCGAGGACATCGCAGGATTTTTTCAAAGTAAACTGAATTGAAAGCATGAGCAAGCCAGTAGAGATAGAGTTCCTGATGAAGGACAAACTGAGTGACGGTATCGACAATGCCAACGCGCATATCGACACCCTCATAGACAATGCCAAGAAAGCGGCCGAGCTGGTGAACGCCAAGATAGCCGAGCAGCACAAGGTCATTGACGGCGTGGCCGCAGACCTCAGCCATATGGAGAGGCAGCTTGCAGGCATGAAACCCGGTACCGCCCAGAAGGAACTCGCTGCCGATGTCATGGCTTGCCGTAAGGTGCTGGACGAGGAGCGGAACACCCTCGTCTATCTGGAGAAACAGCATCGCCAGGCGGAAAAGGCCGTGTCCGACTTGGAGAAGGAGCATGGCAAGCTCTCCGAGTCCAGCACCACGGCGGCTGTGGCGCAGAAGACCCTTGCCGAGCGTATCGCCGAGAGCAAGGACCTGGTGAAGTACACCACCTCCTGCATCAAGGACCTGGAGAAAGCCTACAAGAACGCAGCCCCCGGTAATGCCCAGTCCGCAGCCCTTGCCGAACTCAACGCCGCCAAGAAAGCGTTGGAGGAAGAGAAGCTGATACTCGCCAGCCTTACACGCGAGCAGGAGGAAAACAAGGAGAGCAACAAGCGTCTGGCCATGCAGTTGCGCGAGTTGCAGGACGCGATGGCCAAGATGCGACTGGAGGGAAAACAGGACACGGAAGAGTACCGCGAGATGGCGGAGAAGGCAGCCTTGCTGTCCGACACCATCGCCGACCTCCATACCCAGACCAAGATACTCTCCAATGATGATGCAAATCTGCAGGGATTCATGTCCGGCATCAGCGGTCTGTCCGGCATGTTTACCGCTGCTACCGGTGCCGTGTCGCTGTTCGCCTCCGAGAACGAGAACCTCGCCAAGATACAGGCGCGGGTGCAGTCCGTCATGGCTGTCACTATGGGTCTGCAGCAGGTGTTCAACACCCTGAACAAAGACTCCGCATTCCGACTGGTAACGGTGGTTAAGATGAAGAACCTGCTGACTGCGGCCAATACAAGACTGGCGGCGGCACTCGGCATTTCCACTGCGGCGGCATCTGCACTTATGGCGACCCTCACGATGGGCTTGTCTGCTGTCATTACCGGTCTGATAGTCCTGTTCAACAAGTACAGCGATGCTCAGGAAGAAGCACGGCAGAAAGCGCAGGAACTCATCGAGGTGGAGAGCGAGGGCAGGGCGCAGATGATAAAGACCCGTTTCGAGATAAACAACACCATTCGCGAGCTGAAGGAGTTCACCGGCAGCAAGGAGGAGGAAAAGAAGAAGACCGAAGAACTGAACCGCAAGTACGGCGAGGCTTTCGGTTACTACGACACCGTTGCCGAGTGGTACGATGTCCTCACGCAGAAAGCTGCCGACTATATCCAGATGCTCTTCCTGCAGGCCAAGGCACAGGCACTGGTCAACAAGGCAGTGGAAGCCGACGACAAGGTGAACAAGCTGAAGGCTACCGATGCCGATGATGTCGATGGCTCCATGGGGTGGTTCAAGAAGTCTCTCCTCTATTTTGCACAGAGCGAGACCAACGGCCAGATAGACGCGTCGGCCATCATCAAGGAGGAAAACGAGAAGAACAAGGAACAGGCCATCGCCGATGCCGAGAAACTCCGTGACGACCTGCTCAAACAGGCGGAGGACCTGACCAAGGAAATGGGCGAGATAGGCAAGAACAGCAATATCGGCGGCCATTCCAAGCCCGAACACAAGCCGACCGGCGGAAACGGTGACAAGGACAGGCAGAAAGAACTGGAGCGTGAGAAAGCTGCCGAACAGAAACGTGCCGAGGAACTTGCGCGACTCCGTCAGGAGAACGAGCAGGAAAGCATCGACCAGATGGCTGAGGGCAGTGCCAAGCGAATCCGGCAGATAAAGTTCAACTACCAGAAAGAGGAATCCGAGATAAAGGCGCAGGAGGTCAAGTGGCGCGATGCGCAAGGCGGCAACCTCACGGAGGAGCAGGGTGATGCCCTTGCGGAACGGCTACGGCTGGCACAGGAAGAACAGCGCAAGGGGCTGGAGGAAATCGACAAGGAATCCCTGAAGAACGAACTCCAGGCCATGGTGGACTATCTGCGCGAGTATGGCACGCTCCAGGAGCAGAAATACGCCATCGCCAAGGAATACGCCGAGAAGATACGCGAGGTGAATGAGGGTGAAGGCACGGCGGAGGAGAAACGGTGGCAAGTCCGCAAGCTCGAAAAGGAGCGTGACGCTGCCGTCAGCCAGACCAATGCCCAGAACCTCGCCTTGAACATAGACTGGAGCACCACCTTCGAGGGCGTTGGCAACGTGTTCAAAGACGTGGCTAAAGAGACACTCGCCAAGATAGAGGAGTACATGCAGACCTCAGAGTTCAAGAAACTATCGGCGGAAAACAAGAAAGTATATACCGACCTTCAGGCGAAACTGAAGGACGAGACCGGCGGCAATAGTACCAGTGCCTTCAACTTCAAGATATGGGGCACAATCGCCGAGAACGTGAAGACCTATCAGGACAGCGTGCGCACGCTCCGTGAGAAAACCGACGCCCACACGCAGGCCGTGGCCGATTTGGAACAGGCGCAACAAGACCTTGCAGACGCCACCGACGATGCCTCAAAGGAAATCGCGCAGAAAGCGATGGACATAGCGCAGGGCAAGGTCGATGCGACGGCAGCATCGCAGAACGAGGCGCAGGAGGCCAGCGACAAGGCACGGAAAACCCTCACCGACAACACCAACGCGGCGGCACAGGGCATCAAGAACTTCACCGGCTACCTGAACGAGATGTCTGACGGCTCGCTGTACGGCTTTGCCAACGGCATCACCAAACTTATCACCTCGCTTTCCAAAGGCTCTGACGGCATCGGCAAGTCGTTGGGGGAACTGGGTGGCAAGATAGGCGGCATCGTCGGTGCCATACTCCAGATACTTGACGCGCTGGGCGATGACCCGAAAGGCTTTATCAACGATCTGCTTGACAAGGTGGCCGACACGATAAACAAGGTGGTGGAGGAACTTCCCGAAATCATCATCGATGTCATCAAGGACGTGGGCAACATCGTGCAGGGACTGCTCAGCGGCATTGCCGGGTGGTTCGTTATTGATGACCTTTTCGGACTGAACGGCAATGAGGCGGAGGTGAAGAAGACCATAGAGAATCTGACCGAGCGCACCGAACTCCTGCAGAACGCCATCGAGGACCTGACTGACGTGATGGAGAAAAGCTACGGTCAGAAAGCCACCGATGCCTACGAGCAAGCCAAGCGCAACCAGGAGGAGACCAACGCCAACTACCTGGGCATCGCGCAGGCACAGGCAGGCTACTGGAAGCACCACCACAGCTGGAACTACTACTGGAACGGCTTTTCCGATGACCAGACGGCATGGATAAGGCAGAACGTGAAGGAGAACTTCGACGGCAGCATCTGGAGTCTTACACCGGAGGAGATGAAGAAACTCCTCTCCAATGTGGATATAGCCGAGTACATCAAGAACACCGGCAAGGGCGGTTATGGAAACGATGTGCTGGACAAACTGCAGGACTATGCGGACCAGGCTGGAAAGATAGAGGAACTGACCGACAGTTGGCGCGAGACCATAACCCAGATAAGTTTCGACAGCATGAAGGACAGTTTCATCTCCAACCTGATGGACATGAAGAAAACCTCCAAGGACTTTGCCGAGGACTTCGCGACGGACATGCAGAAAGCCCTGCTGAGCTATTCCATGGAAGACCTCATCAACGGCAAGTTGAAACAGCTGTATGATGATTGGGCGCAGCTCATATCCGACAAGAACGGCGAACTGACGGAAAAGGACATCGAGGACTTCAACCACCGTTATGACGAGATTGTGGCGGAAGGGCTGAAACGCAGGGACGAGTGGGCGAAGGTCACCGGCTACGAGGACACGGGCGGCACAAGCCAGAGCGCGAAATCCGGAGGCTTTACCGCCATGACGCAGGACCAGGGTACGAAACTGGAGGGCATGTTCACCAGCGGACTGCAGCACTGGTCAAGCATGGACGAGCGTCTGGAGACCGTGGCCGACCGCATGAACCTTGCCGAGAGCCACCTTGCCCGGATTGCCGAGAACACCGGCACGAGCGCGGGGCATCTTGGCGAGATAAAGGAGGACATCAGAAAAATAGTAAGGGACGGACTAAAAGTAAAATGACATGGACAAGATACTTGGAGGGCTGGTGCTGGTGAACGGCACCGACATCTGGAAAGAATACGGCGTGTTCCTCGTCGAGGACAAACGTGGCGGCATGGATAACCTCACCGCCATACTCACACCGAGCAAGACGAAGAAGGACACCGCCGTGAGCATACGCGAGGAGCAGGGCGAGAAATACTCCGCCACGCTTACACCGAGAAACGAGCCGAGGGACATCACGCTCAACTTCGCCCTGTATGACAAGACACAGGCGGGTTGGCTGCGGAAATACTTCTCGTTCATCAATTTCCTGAAACAGGGCAAGGGCGGCTGGCTGGACATCGTATTCACGCAGCTTGACCTTACCCTGCATGTGAAATACAGCGAGAGCCCCAAGTTCACACCGCTCACCTACCTGTGGAAGGAGGGTGTGAACGCCGGCAAGTTCAAGGTGAAGTTCCGCGAGCCTGTCCCCATCATCTAATGACATTCAAACAGCATTCCTATATGGTTCTGACGATATACGACAAATACGGCACCGCCCGGACGGACATCTCGCCCGGTGACGGCAGCACCCAGCAGAAGGAGGTTCAGGGCGACAACGTGCTGACGCTCTCCTTCACCCATTACGAGCACATACCCCTCGATGTGAACGACTATGTGGACTTTGAGGGCGAGCGCTACTGGCTCACCGAGAAATACGCCCCTGCCCAGAAGAGCGATGGCGAGTGGTCGTATGATGTGAAATTCTACGGCATCGAGAGCCAGATAAAGCGTTTCCTTGTGCTGGAGACCACAGACAACAATGCCGAGCCAGTATTCACATTGACCGCCACTCCGAGAGAACATGTGGCGATGGTGGTGAAGTGCATCAACAACGGCATGGGACACACCACCGACTGGAAAGTCGGGCAGGTTGACGGCACCGACCTCATTGTCATCGACTACGAGGGCAAGTACTGCGACGAGGCACTGAAGGAGATAGCCGAGAAAGTGGGCGGCAGTGCCGAGTGGTGGGTGGAAGGGCAGACCGTGAACATCTGCAAGTGTGAGCATGGAGAGGAGATCACGCTGGGCTACGGCAACGGACTGACGAGCCTGGAGCGTGACACCGGCAACACCAACAAGTTCTACACGCGCCTGTTTCCGATAGGCAGCACCCGCAACATTGATGCGGAGAAATACGGCCACAGCCGTCTGATGTTGCCTGGTGGCCGTCAGTATGTGGAACTGCACACCGACGAGTACGGCATCTATGACCACTACGAGAAAGACGCGTTCAGCGGCATTTATCCAAGGCGCACCGGCGAGGTGAGCAGCGTGCGCAGCGAGAATGTCAAGGACGATGACGGCAACGCGTTCACCATCTACTATTTCAAGGACGACACGCTGAACTTCGATCCCAACGACTATGAACTGGCTGGGGAGACCAAGCGCGTCTCGTTCCAGGACGGAGAACTTGCTGGGCTCGGTACCGATGACGACCACTATTTCGAGGTGAACTTCGACAGCAAGACACGCGAGTTCGAGATAATCACCATCTGGCCGTATGACGATGACACCCAACTGCCCGGTGGAAAGCTCGTACCAAAAGTGGGTGACCACTATATCCTTTGGAACGTGCGTATGCCCGACGAGTATTATCCGATAGCGGAGGAGGAGTTCCTGAATGCGGTGGAGAAGTACAATGCTGAGCACTGGAAGGACATCAGCGTCTATAAGGCTCCGACCGACCATGTGTGGGTGGAGGAGAACAATGCCGTGCTCCATGTCGGCAGGCGTGTCCGGCTTGTGAGCGACAAGTATTTCCCGGAGAACGGCTACCGGCAGAGCCGTATCACCAAGATAACGCGCAAGGCGAACCTGCCAAGCCAGATGGACCTTGAAATCAGCGACGCCCTGCAGACAGGCGCGCTTGACAAGGTGAACGACAGCATCGGAGAGCTGAAGAACTATACTAAGTCCAGGACAGAGGGCGTGGCCCTGCCCGACATCATACGCTCGTGGGACGACACGCAGCCGACCGACAACAACATTTTCTCCGCAAGACGGAGCCAGCAGGAGTTCATCAGCAAGAAACGCAACGATCGTGCGAAGAAGAAAATCACTTTCGAGGAAGGCATCGGTATCGGACTGGAAGAGAATGGGCGCATCGATGGCAAGGGCAATGCCGAATTGCTCACCCTTGTGGTGCGCGAACTGTTGCGCAGTGCCAACTATGGCGGCAGTGGCATGACAGGCAACGGCTGGCAAATCGGCCTTGACGAGGACCTGCTGTCGCACCTGATAGTTGACAAGATAACCGTGAGGCGCGTGATGAATGTCTTTGAACTGCTGATAAACAAGGTGCGCAGCGTGGGCGGACAGATTTGCGTCAGCGCGGCCAACGGCAAGATAAAGACGGTGCGGGAGCAGGGCGACTACTGGCACATCACCTTCGAGCAGGAGAACACCTTCGTGGCGCACGACCTGATGCGCTGTCAGGTATTCACCGGCACGTCGCAGAAAGCCTACTGGGTGGAAGTGGCCGGCATCGCGAATGGTGGCATACTTGTGGAGAAATCCGAGTTTGAGACCGCACAGCCCGAAGAGGGCGACGAGTGTGTGCTTATGGGCAACACCGAGACGGCGAACCGCCAGAACCTTGTCCTCATCTCCGCCTCGGAGGACGGCCACCCGAGAGTGGACGTGCTGGACGGAGTGAACGCCAAGAACTTTGACCACGCCCTGCGTGCAAGGCTCGGCAACCTTAACGACATCAAGGACGACCGCTTTCCACTGGATAACCAGCCGAAGGGCAACGGCCTGTATGCCGACAACGTGTATCTGCGCGGCACGTTCCTGCTTTCCACCGGCGAGGACATCAAGACCAAGCTGGAGATAACGGAGGGGAAGGTGCAGAGCGCGATAGACAGCGTGCGGAACGACTTCCTGAGCGAGAAAGGCTACCTGAACAACCCCACGTTCACATCGGGGCTGGAGAAATGGAACTCCGAGAACGAGACCGTGTTCTTCCTTGTCGGCAACAAGTGGATATGGGCCAACGGCAACGTGCTCTCCAAAAAAGGCGACGGCGCAAGCGTGGTCACGGACATGGGGCGCACGGTGGTGCGCATACGCAACAAGTACATACTGCAGAAACACGGGAACCTGCGCTATGTGCCCACGTTCCCGACCAATGACGAGGGGCAGAAAGAGGCCCTGCCTGTGTATCTGACATTCTTCTACCGCTGTGCCAAGGTCGGCACGCTGAAGGTCCGCTTCGAGAATGTGGACAAGACAGGCTTCGCCAACTTCAACAGCATGGAGATAAGCGAGGAGATTGCGGAGACCGAAGGCTATGTGCAATATACCGGAAACGGCCTGTGGAACGGAACGGGCGACTTCCGTCTGGAGTTTGACGGTGACATCTACATGTATATGCTGGTGCTCAGCACCGACAAGTACGAGGCGCTGACGCACCGCTACCGCACGTTGTTCGAGCAGAGCGAGCGTCTTGTGAAAATCTCCGCTGCCGTGTTCGACAAGGACGAGAACATGCTGGAGGAGACAGGGCTTATCACCACTTCCAAGGTGTCGGGTCTGTACGCCATCGACGGGGACGGTAATCTGAAATCATTTGTCGGAGCGGGTCAGGACGGTGTGAAGATAAAGGCCGCCAACATACAATTGGAGGGAATCGTCACGGCCAACGGCAACTTCAAGATATTGGAGGACGGCAGCATCGTCACGCAGAATGCGACGATATACGGCAAGGTGTTCGTCGAGGACGGCGGAAAAGTGGGCGGCTTTGATATTCAGAACGCCTGCATGAAATGGAGCGACAGCCTGGCTGAGATAAGGCTTGGCTATGACGATACCTGGAGCAGGAAAACCTGCGTGTATATCAAGGCGGACATGTTCAGCAACGCCATCGCCGGGCTTGCCCCGATGGGCGGCAGTGGAATTTACGGAAGTTGCAGGAGCACCCCCACATTCCCGAACAGCAATACCATGTGCGCGGGGTATTTTGACGGTGACATACTTGTCAACGCAGGCGATATAATTGTAACGGGCGGTACTATCCAGGCGGACAGAATGTGGCCACAGAACGGCTGGTCTGGAAGATTCAAGGGTAAAACTGTGACGGTAGAGAACGGAATAATAACTAATGTATCATAATATGAAGATAGATTTTCAGCATTTCAATGTTTACATGGCAGTGAATCACAAATCTGCACGGACAATGGATGTACGCGAGTCTTTCGCGGACATGATATACAACAACGTGAACGGCATCAAGGCGCACTCCCTCGCCATGAAGATATACGGGAGTGAGGGCGAGGCGGACTACACTGATGACGAGGTGAAACTTGTGCGCATTGTCGCCGAGCGTCTTTGCGTGCCCGGCTTCATAGACGGACTGAACGAGCAGTTGGATAATAACCCTAACAACGAATGATATGACAGACGAGGAGAAGAAAATAGTCGTTCAGGAAGTCCTGAACCAGATAAAGACCGACAGTCAGAGCGTGGACGAGCTGGAAACCGTCACCTCGCTTGACAGCGTGAACTCACTCCCGGCCATGCAGGGTGAGAAAGTTGTCCGTGTGCCTGTGTCCCTGCTTGCGAAACCTGCGGAAGATGCGGCCAAGACCGCAAATGCAGCCGCTACCACGGCGGACGCGTCATCGAAAGCTGCCGGAACTGCGGCACAGCAGGCCAAAGACGCGGCGGATGTAGCATCGGGTGCTGCACTCATGGCCAACAATTCGGCCATGCTTGCCGATGCGGCCACGGCAAAGCTGAATGATGCCATAGCAGCGGCCAACACCCACCCGGTGGTGCTGGCGAACAGCCTTGTCGGTGATTCCGACCGCATATTCAGCGACTGGTCTGAGGCGATGGAGGCCGTTGCCGGCAACGAGAGCACCGGTGGGGTGAAAGTGTTCACCACCGGCTGCGTGATGATATTCAGGAGCGCGGACGGCTGGGAGTCCTGGCAGTTTATCGGTGACCCCGACAATGACCTCCATTATGCGGAGAAATGGCAGGAATATGCCACTGGCGGCAGTGGCGGAAACACCTACAACGTGACAGAGGAAATTCCGCTTGAGAGCGGTTACTATACATTGGCGACCGCCATCGTTGCCGTAGAGGAGAAGAAACGCGCCAAGGGACGCTGCATCACCTACGAGACGGCACAGGGCAAGTGGGAGACCAAACAGTTCATCGGCACAAGCATTGACAGCTGGGAACAGGCTGCGAGCTGGGAGGACTTCGGCGGTGCGGGCAACGTGAAGAGCATTTCTGTAAACGGAAAGAAACAGACGCTTGACAGCGCGGGCAACGTGAACCTCACCATCAACGAGACAGAGGTGGACGAGAGCCTGAACACGAACTCCACCAATCCGGTGCAGAACGCGGCCGTGGCCGCCAAACTTGCAGAGGTCGAAGCCAACACCATATTCGGCGGCAGTGCCGAACTGAGCGATGACGAGAGCACCGTGCGTGTGACGCTGACCAACAAGAGTGGTGCGGAGGTCGTAGGTCTGGACATACCGGCAGGAAAAGGCGGCGGTGGCGGAGAAACCTCCACCACCAAAATCGTGTTGACGGCAGAAACAGACAAGTCCGTCATCAAGGAAGGCGACAAGGCCACACTCACATGGTTCTACGACCACCAGTACAGCAGCGGTGATGAGAAGGGGACATCGACGGGGCAGAAAGCCACGGTGAAGATACAGATGAAACGCGGCGCGACGCTGATGTATTCCGATACGCAGCAGGACGTGAGCAAGGGCACCTATACGCTGGACCTGACGAAATACCTCCTTTTGGGCACGACTGACATCTATGTGAAGGCCACCACCACCGACCCGACCACAGGCAAGACGCAGACCAAGCAGAGCTATGTAAGCGTGAAGGCGGTGACGCTTGCACTGACGAGCGGTTTCAATATTGCCGAGTGCATTGCAAAGGGTGGTTATGGCGTGAGCGAGAATGTGGGCATACCCTATGCCGTAAGCGGAAGCGGTACAAAGACCGTCACCCTCTATGTGGACGGCATACAGAAAGATTCCGTTTCTGTCACGAGGAGCGGTACGACCAACGGTAGTTTCACGCTCTCCATGTCCGGGCTTGCTGTCGGCAGGCATACCGTGCAGATGGTGGCCGAGATGAAGGCAAGCGAGGAACTGACACTGAAGAGCGAGAGCATCTATTTCGATATATTGAAGACCGGCAGCAGCGCTCCATATATAGGAACCAAGATAACCTTCAAGGACGGACGCGTCTTTACGGCAGACCATCTCACCCCGACTATCGACACAGGCCAGTATGAGCAGGTGTTGTTCGACTTCGTGGCGTATGACCCGACAGCGACCCCTGCAAGCATGAGCGTGTGGAGGGACGGCATAAGGACACAGACGGTGAGTGTGCCGAGAACGGTACAGACCTACACGAACCGTTTCTTGGAGAAAGGCGAGGTGGCGATGGTGCTGAAGTGCGACACGACCGAATACAAGCTGAATGTGAACGTGACGGAGAGCAGTATCGATTTGGGCGAGGCAACCTCCGGGCTGGTGCTGAAGTTGACGGCAGCCGGCAGAAGCAATGCCGAGAGCGAGCCTGCTGAATGGCGTTATAACGACGTTCAAACGGCGTTTGAAGGTTTTGACTGGCAGAGCAACGGCTGGACGGGAGATGCCCTGAAGCTGACGAACGGCGCCAATGTTGAAATCGGGTACAAACCTTTCGGCAACGACGCAACCACCACGGGCGCAACCTATGAGATGGAACTGACCTGCAGTAATGTGACCGACCGCAAAGGCACGGTGGTGGACTGCATGGCCGGCAATGTCGGTTTCAGACTGACCACGCAGGAGGCGTTGATGCGGACGGGCGCAGGCTCAGAAGTGGGCACGAAGTTCGCGAGCGGCATGACGCTGAAGATAGCCTTCGTGGTGCAGGAGAAGAAAGGCAATAGACTGATGGAACTGTATGTGAACGGCATCCTATGCGGCGCGAAGCAGTATGCCTCGACGGATTCGCTGCTCCAGGCAGAACCGACGAACATCAGGATCACGAGCGAGAGTGCGGATGTGGAGGTGCGGAACCTTCGCGTGTATAATCGTGCCTTGGGCGATGATGAGGAACTGGCGAACTACATGGTGGACCGCCCGACGAGCGACGAGATGGTGGTGATGTTCGAGAAGAACCAGGTGATGGACGACGAGGGCACTGATGTCGATATAGACAAACTGCGTGCGATGGGCAAGAGCGTGATGCGCATCGTGGGTGACGTGAACCTGGTGAACCAGACGAACAACAAGAAGTTTGAGGTTCCGGTGGACATCTACTTCTACTCTGCCTACGGTAAGGAGTATGACTTCATCATCTACCAGTGTGGACTGAGGATACAAGGCACCTCATCGACGACCTACCCGAGAAAGAACTACCGCATCTACTTCAGCCGCTCGACGAAGTACGGCACGAAGCTGTATGTGAACGGTGTGGAGGTCGCGGACTTCAAATATTCGTTCAAACCAGGTGCAAGACCGATAGACATATTCTGTCTGAAGGCGGACTTCTCGGATTCTTCATCTACGCACAATACTGGTGCGGTGAGAATCGTGAACGACATCTGGAAGAGATGCGGCTGGCTGACTCCGCCACAAATGGCCTACAAGGGCAACTATGATGTGAGAATCGGCGTGGACGGTTTCCCGATAGATTTGTTCTACGACAACAACGGCACGGGTGAGAACGTGTATCTTGGCAAGTACAACTTCAACAACGAGAAGAGCGGCAGCGGCATCATCTACGGCTTTGAGGGTATCGAGGGCTTCAATGACGAGGCTGCACTGAAGGGCGGGCGCAACAAGTGTATCTGCCTGGAGTTCCTGAACAACTCGGAGACATTGTGTCTGTTCGGTACGAGCAACATGGACACGTTTGACGACGCTCTGGAGTTCCGCTTCAAGGCCGACGACACATGGGCGACGGCGCATGAGGACGACAAGGCGGCAGTGAAGCGCCTTTGGGAGTGGATATACTCGTGCAAGGGCAATCCGACGAAATTCCTGAACGAATATGCGGAATACTTCGGCAACGACTCGCCATTTGCATGGTATCTGATAACGGACTACTTCATGGCTGTGGACAACCGCGCGAAGAACATGATGCTCGTGACGTGGGACGGCAAGATATGGTACTTCATCCCATACGACATGGACACGGTGTTCGGTGAGCGCAACGACTCAGTTCTGAAATACGACTACACGATAACGTGGGAGACGGTGGACGAGAGCATCGGCTC